TCTCAACCTATTGTACTGGTTGTTACCTTTCATCTGCACATGCGCGTTTGCGTACGCTTTTGGTGCGTTCATAGAGTGGTCACGCAACCCTGCTGACTGGACTTGGTCTGCGCGGTTCTGCACCGTCGTGTTCGGCGTGTCGCTCGGGTTCGCCCTTGACCGTCGTCTTGAGATGGCTGTGAGGGACTGAAAATGTTAGAAAACGTAGCCTTGATGTTTCTGTTGATGGCGCTTGGAGTGGGTGTTACAGCCGCATTACTCCTCGGCTTTATTTACTGGGTGGAGTTCCAAAATGATTGATTACCGACTGCCGGAGAAGCGCGAAGAGTACTTCACCGCGCTGTACAAGATGAACCTCGAGCACGGCGTCATGCCTGGACTCGTCTACCTCTACATGCCTACCTTGGCAAAGGCTAACGGCTGGGACGCTGAGCAGAAGCTCTGGTTCGCGTTCCTGAACGGGTTGACTCAGAACCCTATCACCTCACTGCGAATGTTCCGCCGGTTAGACGAGTGTCCGCCCGAAGGCGCGCCCCTCACCGGCTTTGAGCAGTGGTTCAACGAGAACTGGGACACCCTGCAATTTGACACCGACCGCCGGTATCAAAAGAAGGACACGCTGCCCGCTATCCGCCAGTACGCAAAGCTCGTCAAGCAACACGGCTCGCAGGAAGTAATGCTCACCGGCTCGTACGCTGACTTGTGGAAGCTGGTTCGTGAGAACTACTACACGTTTGGCCGCCTGAGTTCCTTCAGCTACCTCGAGTACGTGCACATTATGGGGTTCGGTGACGACTGCGATGACCTGATCTTCAGCGACAAGTCGGGCAGCAAGTCACACCGCAACGGTATGCTGTTCCTCATCGGCAAAGACGACTTGGTGTGGGACAAGCGCCTGCCCAACGGTCAAGACGGCAACTACAACAACTTCAAGATGATGTGCGGCTTTTTAGCCGCCTCAGCTGATGTGCACATTGAGAAGTTCAAAGCCCTGAACCCTGACGTACCTAACGTGGGTCGGTTCACTTTTGAGTCTAACCTGTGTACGTTCAAGAATCACTTCTTCGGTCGTCGCTACCCAGGAGTCTACGCCGACATGGCGCAAGACCGTATTGAGTGGGCGGACGAGCGCGGGCAACAGGAACACACCGAGGTGTTCAAAGGTATGCGCGCGGGGTTGTTGCCTGAGTGGTTGCGTCGTGAGTGCTCACCAGCCTCAGTGAAGTCGGTTGGCGCTTTGTTCCCTGAAACGGGTATCCCTTATCGTGCGGAGTATTTCTTATGAACCCAACCCCTCGTTTGCGCTTTGTTGAGCGCAGTATCATAGAACACCAAAGCCCTGACGGAACGGTCACGGTGGCGCGTAAGGTTCGCATCCTACAACAGTGGTTTGCGTACGACATCGAATACCCGATGACTAAAGGTGAATGGAGGGACATACCATGCGAGCAAGAATGACTAGAACCCCGACCCGTCAGCGTGAACTCAAGCAGTTGAGCAAGTATCCGCTCGGTAGCGACAACCTCGGCTGGCACAAACACTACGCTGAGGTGTTCAACAAGACTGAGCGCCCTGACGCTGCTCATCTAGCTATCTGGTACTTATTGCTACACCTCGCACTGGGAGAAAACTGATGGCATTTCAAATCGTCAACATTCGCGGCTGCAACGGCTCGGGTAAGACCACAATCGTGCGCCGGTTCCTTGATAAGCTGCCAGTTCAGGCGCTGGGCGGTAAGCCGAGCAAACCCGCCGGTTATTGCGTAGACGCAACATCATGGGGTATCATGTTGCCCGTGTTCATCGTGGGTTCTTATGAGAACACCTGCGGCGGTACGGACGGAATCAGCACTCAAGAGGAGATCGCCGAACGCACCACGAAGGCGCACGGCCACGGTCATGTACTCGTTGAGGGGCTGCTGATGAGCAAGTCCAGCGCGGGCGGTCATGTGGCTCCTATCCTCAAAGACCACGGCGCTATCTTCGGGTTCCTTGACACGCCTTGGGACACATGCCTCTCTCGCGTACTCGCTCGTCGCGCCGCTGCCGGTAACGACAAGGTGTTTGACCCTGAGAAGACTATGCGCTCGGCCTATGAACAATGTCACCGCTCGGCTGAGCTGTTGACCCAAGCCGGTGGGTATGATGTCCGCTGGATCGACCACCTGAACGCCGTCGGAACCGTCGTGCAATATTTGAAAGATGCTGAAGTATGATTGATGTCTGCCCTTACCCGCGCCCTGATGAGCGCACCGTGACCTCGCTTGAGGGGTTGCTGTACTTCGTCTGGGAGCGTGAAGCTATTCGCACCGCCAAAGAGGGCGGCTGGCCGGTTAATGCGCTCACCAATGACCCTGTGCTCAAGAAGTACAAGTTCACCAATATTCGCCGCCGTGACGACCGTGTCTCGCAGTGGATCATTGAGCACTTGATCAAGCCTAACGCCGCATCTGAGGATTTGTGGTTCACGTTGCTCATCGCTCGCCTCATCAACTGGCCCCCGACCTTGCAGGCGCTGCTGCACGAGAAAGTGATCCCGTGCGCGCCTGAAGACTTCGACGCTGAGTTATTCTCGGTGACGATTGAGGCTCTCAAGGGTGACGGAGCTAAGGTCTACTCAGGTGCGTACATGGTCTACCCGACCAAGATGGACGTAGGGGGTAACAAGTCTTCCGCCATCGCCAAGCATATCCTCGGCGGGGTGATTGAGCGCGCTGAAGACATCTGGTGTTCGCTCAACCGCCCTGATGCTGACCCTTCGATTGAACGGTTCGTCGAGTCTCTTTCTAAGTGCTTCGGCCTGAGCACCTTTATGGCCGGTCAAGTGGCTGCCGATTTGACTTACGGAGCTGTTGAGTTTGAAGATCTGTACAGTTACGCCCCTATCGGCCCAGGAAGCTCTCGCGGCCTGAACTACTTGAAAGGTCGTCGCCCGTTTGCGAGCTGGGGTCAAGGTGACTTCAACAACGCGCTCATCGAGATTCATCACGAGATTGAAGAGCATTTGCACATTGACGACATGACGCTACATGATGTGCAAAATGTTATGTGCGAATTCAGCAAGTATTGCCGCTGTGTCCTGAATGAGGGCGTCCCTAAAACTATCTACAAACCCGAGGAGTTGTTCTAAATGGAAATTACTGTACGCAATGTGAATCAGGCTTTTGGTGAGGTCTTCTGGAAGATGAAGGCGCTCGGGCTCAAGCCTGAAAACACCCGTAACGGCCCCGCGCTCGTGTTCCCTGAGCCGGTCATCACCACCTACCGCTACCCGCAGGAGCGGGTGTTGTTCCACAAGGGGCGCGATGCGAACCCGATATTCCACCTGATGGAGTCGATCTGGATGCTGGCGGGCCGCCGTGACGTGCAGTTCCTGCAGCACTTCAACAGCACCATTGGCCAGTTCAGCGATGACGGCAAGGTGTTCAACGCTGCGTACGGCTACCGCTGGCGTAGGCACTTCGGGTTTGACCAACTTGAGGAAGTCATCAAAGCCCTGCGCCGTGACCCTGAAACCCGTCAGGCCGTTATTCAGATGTGGGATCAAGATGACCTCGTCAAGCGCACAAAGGACAAGGCGTGTAACACGCAGGTCGTCTTTGACACCCGTGGCAACAAGCTCAACATGACCGTGTTCAACCGCTCTAACGACATCTGGTGGGGTGCCTACGGCGCTAACGCTGTGCACTTCAGCTTCCTGCAAGAGTTCGTCGCCTGCGCCATCGGTATGCGCTGCGGGGCTTACCGTCAGGTGAGCAACAACCTTCACTTGTACACGGAAGTCTACAGCGCCACAAAGTACGTTGAGTCACCCCCGAACCATGAAGACTTTGACCTGTATTCATCAGGTATCGTTCGCCCCACACCTATCATGCTCAACGGCGACTACAAGTCGTTCCTCGCTGACTGTGAGAAGTTCTGCTGCGATCCGTTCAACCAGTCAGCTGAATACAAGAATCCGTTCTTCACGCATGTGGCGCAGCCGATGGCTATGGTCAGCCGCATTCGCAAGATCCGCGCCGGTGACGGCACAGGCTTTGCCGCCAAGATCCGCGCTCAAGACTGGAAGCGCGCGGTGTTCGATTGGATCCACAAGCGCGAATTGATTAGGGCCGAGAAAGAGTAAATCATGAATACCGGCGCGATTTGAAAATACAATCGCGCTGGTGTGAAATCTGAGGCTAAAATTCTCAGCATAACTTGATAACTGGAGTAACTTGATGAAATTTGACACCTCTGAACTTTTGAAGATCTTGGCGCACTTGTCCCTTGAGGGCGAGACGTTTGAGATTTGCCGCGCGGCGCTCAAACTTCAAGTCGCCCTGCAAGCTGCTCAGCGCGGTTGACCGTATAACTTGATAACTGGAGTAACTTGATGAAACAAACCCTTGAATTTATTATGGCCGGCAGTGAGGTCAAGCGGTATCACACCGTGCGCACACTGACGACCGAAACCGTGGGGCACCACTCTCACGGCGTGGCAATGCTTTGCCTGTTGTTGAAGCCTGCCGCCTCTGAAAACCTGTTAAAAGCCGCGCTGTATCATGACCTCGCCGAGTGTATCACAGGTGATATTCCTTCCCCTGCTAAGCGCCTTTACGGTATCGGAACACAGGTTAGCGATCTTGAAGACAAGCTGCTGGCTGATCACGGTTTACAGATGCCAGGACTCACGCCCGCTGAGCAGCGCATCCTCAAGCTGGCTGACATTGCTCAAGGTGCGTTGTTCTGCACCCGTGAGGTCGAGCTGGGCAACCGCAAAATGAGCCTCATCTACGCTCGCTATATTTCCTACGCTGAGGATATGATCCTTGCGGGGCGCGAGCGTGAACTCTTCGATTTCATCAACACTAAGTTCTTGGAGATCTTCAAATGAAACTCAGTGAAGTGTTCAATCGCGCTTTGAAGCTCGTCGGTACGAATAATACGAGCGACTACATATGCATAATAATCAAACATGAGATCCCAGAAGCGCCCGTATCTGACCGTAACAGGGCAATAGATGTGATATATGAACGTATCAACGGTAGGAAAAGACCTGACACTTTTGCGACTGGGGATGCTTTAGAATATTGGTTAAAACGGCGCGGGATTCGAGGCAATACACAACAGATGCGTAAATATCGCAAGCGTTGGTTAAAAGAATTGGTAAGAGAGTTCAAATCTAAAGGAGATTGATATGACAGCAAACAGCATGCAAATCGGCGGTAATCATTACCGCTCAGGTATCCAACATTGGGACTTGATTGACGAGTACGATGTGGGTTACCTTGAGGGTTGCGCCACTAAGTACGTCACCCGTTGGCGCAACAAAGACGGTATTAAAGACTTGCAGAAGGCGTTACACTTCGTGAAGAAACTCGCCGA